AAAGATACAAAAAAAACCTCCAATCTTTCGAAAGGAGGTTTAAATTTATAATTCAATTCCGACTATACAGACGGAGTCGCAAGTGAACCTTTTACAACCGCACTATTGTTAAAAATAGCAAGAGTAATTCTTTCTTCGATTCTGAACATTACTTTGTTTTGTTTAGCCAAAGTAGCATCTTCAAACATTCTCAACTCAGGCGCCAATCTATTGATAAGCAAAGTAGCTGTTCTATCGAAAGCTAAGAAGTTATCAGCTCCTAATTGAGTAGTAGTCGCAATGTTTAATCCTGCAACTCTTAATCTTCCGTTTTCGAAAGCAACAGTTCCTGGAGGAAGATCGTACTCGCCAGATCCTTCAGCTTTATTCAATCCTATTTTAACGCCATCACGAACATTTAAAATCGCTGTATTTCCTTGGTAAAACTCGAAAGTATCTTCTGGAATTTGACCATAAGCAGCATCTACAATTTTATCAACAGCAGCAGTAAATGTACCATCGTAAGCTGTAGCCACATCAAGCAATCCTTGAACCGGATTAGTATCCGCTGTACCATTTAAGATAAAATCATTCTCAGCAACTTTTAAGCTGATAAGCATTTGTGATTGAATATAAGAAGTCATAAACTCCAAATCATCAAGCATTTCACGATCAACAATAACAAAACCTGCAATCCATTTAACAAAAGCCGATTGGCTTGTTAAATCGTAATCCATTTGTGGCTTGTTTCCTGATCCTGTTACCCAAGTTCCGGCTGCACCTTCGCCTCCGTTTTGTTTAGGATAAATAACACTTCCTTTAGTTGTGCTTCCTTGTGGCAAGTAATCAGACAACCAAACTCTATCATAAGGTTTTGGAATCATCATTTCGCGCGCATCCTGATTCCATGGGGTTGATCCCGGAAAGTTAGCAGCGATAGACATATCACCAACCGCTTTTAGCTCTAAACTTAAAACCTCTCCTTTACGGTGGTTTTGAATAGCTTCAGCATTTTCTTTGATTACTTCAGCAATAATTTGATTGAAAGTTTTTACTTCGTGAGAAGCTTCACCTTTTGCCTGTTTCAAACGTATATCCAATTTATCCAAATGATCCTGCATTGTAACGGACTTTGTTTGGAAGTCTGCTTTTAATGCTTCGGCTTCTTTTTCAAAGTAAGCTTTCATATCTTTTTCGATAACCTCTTTCGATTTTGTTTCAAATGCTTCAATAGCGTTTTGAATATCTAATTTCGATTTTGTTTCGAAGTTATTTGATAGGTCGTTTTTTAACGCCTCTAATTGTTCTTTTAATTCCATTTTAATTTACTTTAATGATTTTCTAAATTGTTCGATAGTGTCAATAATCGGCTGTTCGTTCAAAGTGTCAGTTACTGACGGCTCGTTAGAAAGTGATTTTAGTAATATTTCAATTTGTCTTAATCTCTCGTCAGAATAATCCAAATTGTATGATTTTTCAATAAGTGATAAAATACCGTAATGGCTTTTAATCCCTTTTATGTCCTGTACTGTTGCTAATTCGTTCGCCGCCCAACTTGAAAGGAACGAATACTCCATTAACTTATATTCAGTAATTATTGATTCGTTTTTAGGATTTCTTGCGATAACTCTATACCCAATTGATAATTCAGCATTTAAGCCGCTTGTATGCATTAACTGAATATCGGTAAACATATCTTTGCCTAACGGCTTGTTCATGTTAAATTGAGTAGTAGTTAATAATCCATATGCGTCTGAAGTATCTATCTTTAAAGGCACTCCAATCATCATTGTTGGGTTGTGATCTTTTAAGACCCTAATCCGTTTGAAGTTTTCAACTACAGTTTTATCGAAAGAACCGAAAGCCGAAACGTCCCCGTCTGAATCTTTGTTATTATAAGCGTTAGCGTAAGCAACAACAACGCCTTTAGCATCGTCAAGCTCTTTTAAATCGTAAGACAATTGTTTAAAGTTCATTGTTATTGTTTTAATATTAACATTCCGTTTGCATCACGCTTAGGAACAAATGCAATTGTACATCTGCAATTTATTACTTCGTTTGCGGGGGCTTTTGTATCACCTGGATATTGTAAACTTGCTCCGCTTGCCATTATAAATGGGCTGTCAAAATCCACTATAGTGCCATCTACTATTTTATGATCTCTACGCGTTCTATTGTCTAAAACAGAAATCCATTCTTTTTGTAAAACTAAATCGCTTTGTTCTGCGGTTTTCATTGCTGTAAATCCTGCAGCAAATGTTGTTTCAGTTCTTGCAATTCTTAATGCCATCCATTTTTTATATGCTTGATTTTTTGTAACGGATTCATAAATTGCATTTCTTAAGTCAACAATAGTTCCATTTTCTCCTAAACTAGTTTGAATAGCTTTAATAAGGTCTTCTATTAGAGTATTCCTAACTGTAACTATCTTTACGCCTCCCTCATTAGACAAAAATAGTAATATTTCTTTCAATAATTGTTCGTTTAGTAGAATATTTGCTTTTTTAGTCTTTTCTAGCTCCTTATATACTCTATTTCCATAGTCTAAGCCTATGGTTTTGTATATTTCTAGAAACATTTTATATATCTGTTCGTGAGTAATGTTTAATTCTATTAATAGTTTGTAATCTCTCAATGTAGCATTATCAATAGGTATTCTTGTCAATATTTTTTTTATATGACGTTGAACTATACGATACGATTTTCGCTCATATAATGGATTTAATTTTACCCAGTCTATCATAAATTAGCATTATCAATTACACCTGGGCTTACGTCGTCAATTCTTTGCTGATTTGTAGGCATCCAAACAACATCCATTCCATCCTCTTCAATAGTTTCATATTTAAAAGCTATTCTTTTTTCATTTGGAGTTAAAGGCAATAAATTTAAAGCTTCTGCCTGTTGCTTAATTTCTGCTTGCATTTCTGGTAGCTCTGTAGTATCCCACTCAATAACACAATTCTCATATCCAGGGAATAGTGGCATAAATGATTTATTTAAAGCGGATTGAAGTAGTACCAAATCTGGTTTAATATTTTCGGTAATTAATGTCTTTTTAGCTTCCAATGTTTCAGATCCACCTCCAAGCCTTGCGTTACCATCAGCATTCAATAATTCATCAGGATAATTAAGTACATTACATAATTGTTTTTGATCCCAATTAAGATAATCAAACGGTTTTAGTTCATCAGTAGTTAGTGATATTCTTTGAAATCCTATTTCAGCAGATGAAGCTCCTATTTTACCTAAACGCCCCGGGTCTTTATCCATTTCAACCAATCTATCTTTTAAAGATTGCGCTTGATCTGGATTTAAAGGGGTTCCTTTACCATATAAAAAACCGTACGCTCCTGCTGATTTAAGCATTTGTATATTTTGATCTATTGCACTATTTTGTGATTGTAAATTTCGTAATCCTGCTCTTAGCCTAGATTGCCCGTATAAATGAGATCCTGCACGATCATAATTAGGATTAACAGTTTTTATGTGAATTACATCTTTTTGTTCAAAACGAATATACCCAGTTCCATCAACCAACATATAATAATCTATAGGATTTTCATCAAACAGTATATCTGCATCCTTTTTTAAAACTATCTGCATCATGTGAGCTGGCAAAGCATAGCATAATTTAGGAACTCCTTTATTAATTCCATCCTCTGGAGACAAAGTATAAAGATAAAAATTACCAATTAAGTCTAAGTAAGTTTTGTATAACCCCCAAATATCCGACCATGTTTGGTTTGGATTTGGTTGATCCATAGGGAATGGTTTTTCTTCGTCTTTATATGCTTTTGTTTCAAGCTTTATTTTATCCAAATACTGTTTTGTAGAAAGTACCCCTTTAGTTGCAAAATCAAGCTGTTGTAGTTTTTTTTGAGCTTGTTTATCTTCAATCTCTTTTACAGCATAAGGAACAGAAACTAATTTTACAGTAGATTTATTTATAATAGAAAATATAGTCGGATTAGTGTTGTAACCCTTATCGAGGTACGTTTTATTTTTGTGATCGTACTGAACATACCCTATTCCTATCCATTCGTAAAACGCCTGATTGTATGCATTACGTGTTTTTTTACCTCCTATAAGATAGTCGTAACCTAATCTAAAACTGTTCATTAAACTATTTGCCATACAACAAAGATATATAAATTTTTATTACATTATAAAAAATGCGGGCTTGAAACAAAAATACATACGCATCATTAAAGCATCTGAGTAGTCAGGAGAACGCCCAATTGACTCTTTAACCTTCTCTTTTGATAATAAAGAAAGCTTTCCATCGCTATCAATTTTATCTCTTTTAACCTGCTCCAATTCCTTTGACATTTCATCAATAACGTTTCCGTCGGCACAAGTTACGAATATTTCTCCATTTTGTATCATTTCAGCCAATTTGAAATAGCATTGTGTTTTAAGGTTTTGATATTGCACTATCTGATTTTCTACAAGCATAGGTTTTGAGTTATTTACAAATCCTTTGCATCCTAAAATATCTACTACACCACCACCTACACCATCTTCATCCGCAATAATATTAGTCAATGGTACTTTGTATTTATTTGATAAATCCTTAATAGCTTTTGCTGTTTCTGTTATGCTTGATTTTGCTAAAGTATAAATTTCAACTACCCTAAAACCAGACCAAACATTAATAACCATTTTATCACTACCGAAACGCGCAATATCCGCACTAATGAAATACTCCCCAAATGGAACAAATTCATTAGTAAATATATTTTGTATTTTTTCGTAATCTATAAGTTTTGCGGGATCATTATCGTATTCCCAATTACCATAATACAAACGTTGCTTACTGTTTTCATCGAGTGATAATAGCGATTCTAAATAAGATTGTGGCAAGTGTGGATTATCTTTTGGTAAAGCCTGAATAAACTTTTTGTCTCTATCTATAGAATTATTTTTATCTTTCAAATAAAACTGAGCATAAACCCAATTCTTAGAGGGGTTACAAGTGCCTAACATTTTAGGCATTATTCCAAGCTCTTTAATTTTGAACCTAATACGTGATTTAACAATTTGCCACGCCTTATAAGATATTTGATTACACTCATCGATAAAAGCTCCGGTTATTTCTAGAGATCCTAACGAGTCAAAATTAGGATCTGAAGGGTATGCGTATAAATCTTTTAAAAGTATCTCTGAGCCGTTATTCCAATAAATAATTCCGGCTTGACCATTAAAGTTAAATTGATCTGTTATTTTTAATTGTGAAGCTAATTCAAAGAAAGTATTAAGTGTAGTTTCTTTTAATGCTTTTAGTTTTGACCTACCCATTAACCAACGAGTACCAGGGTATTTTTGACATTGTTCAATAAGCCAAAGATTGCCTAAAGCAGATTTACCCCCTCCTGCAGCACCACCGTAAACAAGCTCTTTTGTTTCGTTGTCTTTTAGAAAGTAAACCGCATTTTCTTGTTTAGGTATTAGCTTCATCTGGCTTAGTTCCGTTTCCTAATGAAATTATATTTGTAGTTATTTCTCCTGAATGTTCATTATGTATTTTTTCACCATATTTTTTAGGATTCATTTTACCTAAAACCCATTTACGCGCATCAATTTGCAATCGGTTACGGTTTATTACATTGTGGTTTATCAGCTCAACCCCATCAACTTCGTCAACGTCTTTATCTTGTTTGTCGGCAATACTTAATATTTCATCAAACAAAAGCATTTCTCTTGCCTCGCACGCGCGCGCGTATCTTTTCGATTTTTCGACGTCTTCATCAAGCCAAATATAAAAAGTAGAAGTACTAGGCATTCCATTGGTATTCAATGCAGAAATAAGCGATTTACCGCCTTCTATTTCTGAAATAATCCAATCAAAACTTTCGTCTTTTTCTTCTTGTGAGTAAGCCATTTGTAATATTTTATTTTATTCAAAATTACACATTTCCAACATAAAAAGCAAAAAACACGTAACTAAACGTGTTTAGGAAATTTAATTAGTGATTGTTTTAATTACTCAGCTGTAAAAATAACATCATCTGATTTGTCTGAATAATTGATTAACGGTTAAATTGTTGTTGCTTTTATGACTAATTCTTTCGCTTCATTTATTAGTTCTAATTCACTACATGAGTTGTTAGGATCAGAAAACATGTGTATAAATTCTTCTAACATTTCCAACATTTCCGGAGCACATGTTATTAATTGTGCATCATAAATGTTCCTTTCTATTTTAATAGTAGGTATTAAACAAACTACTTGTGATGGTTCTCCATTTTTTATATCTGAAACTATATCCCCATCAAAATTATAGCTTTTTCTCCAAACTCCTTTTGTTCCTTTAAATTCCATAATTACTTTTTTAAAGTGTTAATATCAATAGCTAAACCCTTTCCTATTAAGTCGTGAATGTCAAAACAGTGTGAGTATAATAACTTTTCCATTATTTTGTATCGCCCAAAATAAGGACAGGAATTAAAATGATTAATATCCCGATTACAAGATATAAAGCAGATTTCCATGTGCTTAATCTTTTTACTTCTTTTTTGTTTGATAAATGTAGCATGATTTTGTGTTTTTTTAAATTAGCCGGCTTTTACACCGGCTTTTTTTTGTTAATTGTAAGTTTCGTAAAGTTCTAAGAAATCGATTATTGCAGTTTCTGAGTATTTCCAATGAAACAATTGTTTTTCTCCTTTGAATCTTACCCTGAATCCTTTTTTCTTAAAAACTACTTCTTCTATTTTTCCGTCTTGAAGTAGATTACCAACGAATAAAAACGCTTCTGTATACATAATTTTATTTTTTTAGTGGTTATTATTATTATGATGTAAAGATACGAATGTTTTTAATATATGCAATACGTTTATTAAACTTTAACACTTTTTTTTATTCTTTTGTATTGCTCTATTTGTTCCCGACAATGCTTTTGAAGCTGTTCGTACAATGCTGGTGGTACTCCACGAACTTGAAGCGTTTTATAATCCGGTGGGTTTGGCGGATGCCCTACTGGTTTTTTCATATGTTTGTTTTTTATTTACCGCCCCTGTTATCGGAGCGGTTAATTTTTAATTGTTGTGCCATTTTAAATATATTTAGCTACTGTGAAAAATTTACCTGAAATATTTCTAACAAAAATTAAATTTCCTTTTTCAGGATTAGTATACAATTTACCGTCTCCTGCTGTAAACTGTTGCGTTTGTACGGCTTTACCATTTGAGATTGCTAATTTTAAATCTGATGTTGTGATAGTTATCATAATATTTATTTTTAGTGTTTCGCTTTATTGCTGAGACAAATATACAACAACATTTAATATACGCAATGCGTTTATTTATATTTAACATAAAATTAACATTTTATTTCCCCCTTTCAGCGTAAACAGTTTTTATTTGCTCGTAGGTTATGGCTGTTATCGACTTGGATTTCATTATTTGTTTTTTATCATGAAGCGGTTTATCTCTCCAAAAGCGCAGGATTTCCTTCATTAGAATAGTTTTTGCTGTCCTATGTGGTTAAATAATCTTTTTACTGAAGTGTCAAAATGTTCTTTTTCAATTTCACACCCTATAAATCTTCTGTTAGTGTTATGACACGCAATTGCAGTAGATCCAGATCCACTAAAACAATCCATTACTAATTCATCTGGGTTTGTTGATTTTTCAATCAAATACTCCATAAGGTTAACTGGCTTCTGAGTTGGATGTAATTCATTATCAGTTTTTTTAGCTTTTATAATATTTGAATCTCGTTTCCCGTTTAATTTTCTTTTACCATTGCTGCAAAAAATAATCATTTCATATTTAGGAGCGTAATCCCCTAATAAATCCCCGCTTCCGTGATTATTCTTTTCCCAAATTATAGTATTTTTATAAGGCAATACTTTTTTAATTTCCGAAAGAAAAACGTCTACAAAATGATTACTACAAAATATGTAGCAATGCGAATCTTCTTTTATTACTTTTTTAATCTGTAACAACCAATTTGGCAACCACTCGAGATTGGTATCATTTTGTATTTCTAAATGCTTTTCTTTTCTTCTTCCTGATTGAAAACTCATTCCATAAGGTGTATCTACTAAAAGCAAATCCACTGAATTATGTTTTACTTTGTCAAGCATTAAAAAGCAATCCTCGTTTGTAATAGTAATTTTATCTGTTATATTCATAATTCTAATTTTGTTTCGTTTGTTTTTGCTACTACTTTTATTCCAACTTCTAAACAAACTTTTATTTCTGCTCGCATTCCGTTTGATATTCTATCGCCATAAAGCCATATTTCATCAATAAAATCTTTTTTAAGCAACGACAACCCATTCTTTAATCCTCTTTCACGTTCTTCTGGTATTTCGTCGTTTAAAGCGTACAAATCTGATAAGTACGGAACAAATGGAATTATATCCGGTTCCTTTAAATTTACCTCTCTACAGATAGCAATTACTTTTTTAATATTGTTTTCGACATCTCCTCCTATTGGATGCGCAATGTATACTGTTTTCATCTTCGAATTCCGTTAATAGTTAATTGGTGGGTTAGTATAAATTTTCGCTTATTAACTGTGATTCGCCTCCATTTTCAGAAGCTTCAAATCCCCTTTTAATTTGATCGTTTTCTTTTGCAATTTTCCAACCTTCTTTTCTATCAACAAATCTATTAAAAGAAGTTAGAAATCCCTGATCCACTCTATTTGGTAATTCATCATCTTTTAACTCAGGTTTTAGCTTTCTTAAAATTTCATAGCAATCTGAATGTCGATGACCATTTACGATCGTTCCTTTAAAATTTAATGACGCGCACAATATAAATTCTTTCATATTTCAATTTTTTAATGTTATTTTAAATTGGGTTGGTTGGTCTATATTAACTTGCTTTGCTTTTTCTAATGCTAATTGAGAGAAGTCAATGTAATTATTCATAATATTTATGCTTCGTTTGGTTCTTCTGATAAAATTTTCTAATGCATCTTTTTTATCAGTATAAGCAAATCTTTTTTTACCAGTTGCAGAAACCCAACGCTCCTTTAATCCTTTTTTAATTACATATCCTTTTGGTGTGTTTCGAATAACATCATAAGTTCTTAATTTAATTTCGACGTTGTTTTCATCATCCCAACCTCTTAGCGTTTCATGTCCGCAAAACTTTTCGTATCTGTACAGTTTCATAATTTCTCTATTTATTTTTAGTTTTCAATAATCTTGGTGTTGGTCGTGGCAATGAAATATATTGAATTGGCATAAATACTTCGTCAGGTTCGTATGTTTCAGTATCGACTGGTAACATGGTTAATATTTCACTTTCAAAGTTAATAGCTAATAAAATACATATAATAGGATTTTCCATACTTGAGGTTTTAAATTCAATTTTCATATATGGCTTCCAATTCGTTTTTATCATTTGCTCTCTTGTCATTTCATTCGTTCGTTTTAGTTTTCAAATAAGGCTCAATTTTTGGGTAGGGGAACGTTTCGAACAAACCGGTATCGAGCCACTTAATTGTAACGGTATCTTCTGCTATTCCCGACAATCTAAATGGTCGGTTGTTCTTTGAGTAAAATGTTTTGAAATTCATTTAGTGTCTTGGATAAATGATAATCGAAACCTAAAAATTCTACTAATTTTTGGAATTCTATTTGATTATCTTGTTGAGTATTGTATCTAACTTTTAGTTCAAAGAATAAAGCTTTACCAGGTAAAAAAACAATTAGATCAGAACATCCTTCTTTTATTACAACGTCCTTTCTTTTATAGGCTAATTCGTTTACAACGGGAACAATACAGCCTTTTTTGTGTCTTTCGTATTCATTCCGGAACCATGCGATACATTCCAGTTGTAAAGTATGTTCGCTAAAACGGGAATTCTGAATCTTCTGTTTTATCATTTTTTTCTGTTTTAAATTCTATAAATCTCATGTTATGAGTTCTTCCGTGTTCAAATTCAATATTATAATATTTTCCAAATTGCTCTAACCATTGAGTAAACTTCTTTTGACTAAGCCATTTTTTAAAGTCCTGGTACTCGTTAATGAATTTTATAAAATATTCGTTTTTATCCAATCTAATACCCATCGGTAAATTATCTGTGTCTTGGCTCCATTCGTAAAATTCGTATGAAGTTTCTTTGATGAACTTTCGAACCTCCAGGTTGTGGAAATCGTGTTTAACCAATCCATTTTGTAAAAAGTACTGTTCGCAATTAATCATATAATTATCAAAAGCTAACCATTCTTTATCATCCCAATCAGAAAAAAGCATATGCCCAAATTCGTCTAATGGGGTGTGTTTATAATTAAAATATGCTGACATTTCAACTTCAAATTTTCTTCTCTCAAATGAACCGCCAATACCGCCAATGGTATAATTTGTAGTTATTAATATTTTTGGCGATTTTTCTACCGGGATTGAAATAGCATCTTGCCCTTTATACTCTAAAGTTATTCCTTCGGTAATCAAACTAAATAATGATTCGAAATTGAAATTCTTTTTTACATCATCAAAAACTAAAACCTGAGTATCAGTTGAAACAGTTTGATAAGGAAATGATTTTGTAAACTCAAACGTTTTTCCATCAATAGAAGAAACCTTTTTCATGTTCTTTAATGCGTTCCAAAACAAACCTTTCCCGGATCCACCGTTTGGATTTTCAGAAATAGTTTCATCGTTAAAAACTATAGCTTTATTATTTGCTGAGGTTTTAAAACTATGCAATAAGTACCCAATAACAGATTTAAAACTGTTGTATTTGGTTACATCTTGCCCTGATATAAGCCAAAGGAATTTTCTAAATACAGCCTTATGGTGGTCGTGTTTTACAAAATTACGATCTATAATTTGACGCTTCCAAACGTAACCATCAATATCAATATAGTCAATTTCTTTGATGCTATTTTTAGTAATCTCAACAACGCAGTTTTTGTAATACAAATAACAAATATCCTTAGTATCTTCCTTTATGTTTATATCAGTAGTTGAAAGCATAGACAAAAAATCAGACTTAAAGTAAGAAGTGTTTCCTGCCATAAAATCATAAGGAGCATACCCAATATTTGGACGTTCTAAAATGTTACTTAAAACATAATCCTTTATTCTTTTATCGCTTGTTTCTTCTAAAAGGTTCTGTTCTTTTTTAATGAATGTAAATGTATTGCTGTTTTCACTTGGGTAATATTTAAAGAAATTATTTTGTTCCAACCAAAACTTATACTTGTGAGTTGAAAGTATTATTTTATTCTTTTCATTGTAATACCAAAATTCGTCAATATCCAGGTTCTCTTTAATGTTTGAAATATCAATATCTTTAAACTTAGCTTCAATTTCTTTTTTAGGCTTACCGGCACGAATTAATTTTTCAATTTTTTGTCTTGTATCGTTATCTTCAAAATGTTTTGTACCCGGAGGACTTGTTTTTTTATAAGAGCTTTTTACAATAGATAATATTTCTTTTTCTTTTCCTCCGGAGTTGAATTTTAAACACTCGTGTTCTGCATCTGTTTTAGAAATTCCAAAATCATAAAATGCACTTGCCAAAATATAAAGATTTGTATTCTTTTTCCCTTGTGTCATTCCGTGCTTTTTCTCCCACCAGGTCAAAAGCTTTTCAATTATTTGGTTTTCTGATGTTAATCTAACCAAAGGTTCTGAAATTCCAATATCTTCAAGTTCCGGTTCTTCTAATTCAATCCAAACAGAACTATCATAATTTATATAAATATCCGGGTCGTAAGATTCAAAACAAAACCTACTTACATCAGATCCGGAATCATCCCAATTAGGATGGTTAAAATGCTTTTTTAGCGTATTAAAATAACCTTTATGATTTTCAAATTTAGCAGGTATTTTTACTAATGCTTTTATTCCTTTTCCGCTTGGACTTAACCATGTTGCGTAAATGAATTCATCTGAAGAAATACTGTCCTTTAAAATAATGCTTTCTTCTATGTTTTGTAATTTATCAAAATCTAAAACAATAAATCCTGAGTGTTCAATCAGCCCGGACAAAGAACGTTGTTTAAATTTTCCATTAAAACAAACCCCCGGAAGCGAAGCTTTATTTTTTGAATAATCTTCATCACTCATTAATCTAAGTTGATTAATTAAGTCTTTTGAATTACCTTCTTTTATACGTTTTAAAGCGTAATCAATAGATTTATTAAAAGGATTATTTGGATCTCGTACTGATTTAAAAAATGATACTATCGCCATATGAAAGTTAATTAAATACAAAAACCCCAAAAATTCTAAACGCTCTTCACTTCGTTTTTCCTTTTTGAGGTTGTGTAATATTTTACGTTGCTATAATGTGAAGAGGCAACTACATGACAAATATAGTTATATTATTTTAATAAACAAGTGTGATTAATAAAAAAAAATATAAAACACGCTGTTAAGTATAGTAAAATAAAGGCTTAACAACGTTTCGTGTCGTATGTCTTTTGTTTTCGTAACTTTTACTCAAAAAACCGAAATATCCTATTTTTTATTTTTTATAATATGTATAGGAGTAAAAAACAACACATAAAACACGCACAAAAAAAGCCTTAATAACTTAATATCAAGGCTTTAACTTTTTTTACATAAAACACGCTTTTAATTTTTCAATTATTTTGTTCCTCAAATACTCATAAGTTCTAGGAACTCCGTGTTTTAATGAATTTACGTATTTATAGTTCTTTTTTAAATATTCGTTTATTTTAACCTCAAGAAAGCCGGTTTCAACCCTTTTTAAATACGTTTCTTTATCAACCCTGTTTAGTTTCCATAACTCAATATATTTATCAATTATGATACGATAGTAATCGTTTTTACTATCTGTAGTACGCTTTACAAACTCAGCTATTTTTGATCCGTTTGGAATAGGTATAACAGAAACGGATGTTGTTTTTTTGTCAACCCTTTCGACTTCTTGTTGTTCTCCTGTTGATGGTGGTTTAATTATTAGTTGAGGTTGGTTTTTATAACCGCAATCCGGGCATTCTTCAGAATTTGAACCAATCCAATTATAAGAACATTTATCGCATTGAATCAATATTTCTTTTTTCTTTTTAGCCGGCTTAACTCCGTTGTAAAAAATATTTTCCCAATCTACGTTATCCGACCATTTACCTAGTCTTTTCACATTACCACCCAGGTCTATAACTGTAAAGAATGGTTTGTATATTTTTTTTGAAGTTCTGCCACCGCGCCCTATCATTTGGTGCCATAATGATAATGATTGAGTAGGTCTGTTTACTATGACGGCTTCAACTTCTTTATCATCGAACCCGGTAGTAAAAGTTCCGGTACTTACAAGTATTGCGCTTTGATTATCTTTGTACCAGGATAAAACAGTTTTACGTTCGTTTGATTCATTGTTCACGCTATCATAACTCATTACATCGTACCCGGCATTTTTAAAAGTATCGACTATTGAAATGTTTTGCTTTGTTGACGCTGTAAAAATCATTGTCTTTTTACCGATTACTTTTTCTTCATATTCTGCCAAAACATCTAGGTCGTGTTTTGCGCTTTCCTCCGCAATTTCATTTTCGTCAAAATCATCATTTCCTTTTGATTCTAATTCTGAATAATAATCATAACTAAAAACCACTTCATCAACGAGGCTGTTTTCTTCAATTAAAGTTTTAATTGGAATTCCGCCAATAAAAAAATCATATGTTTTATTTAAAGTAACTGGTATTGACCATTTTTGTACAATTTCATTATAACAACATTTATCACGTTTTTCATATTCCTTTTCGCAATAATCGCATTTGTATATTGTAAGTCTTTTATTTATTACCGGTGTTGCCGTAAACCCGATCCTTTTAGCTGATTTAAATAAATCAAAAGTCTTTACGTGAATTTGTTCGTGTGCTTCGTCAATAATTAATAATCCTAAGTCTAATGATATTTTACGGCTCCAAATTGTTTGCGTCATTCCAACATAAACCCGTGTAGAAAAAATATTTTTTGATTTAGCGGTTATCTTTTCGTTTAGTATACCAAGTGTCGCTAAAGTATCGCCTGTTTGCCCTACTAGTTCATCCCGGTGCACTGACACCAAAACTTTTTTACCTGGGTTTAATTCTAGCCACCTTCTTATGAATTCAGACATAATAACAGTCTTTCCGGAACCGGTAGCCGACTGACATAAAATACTATCGTATAACGGTAAATTAGTGAAGAGTGATTGAATCATATCGTCCTGGTAGTAATATGGTATAATCATAATTTTTATAAATGAAAAAGCTCCTATGATCCACTACAATCATAAGAGCCTTTTAGATTAGACGTTGTCTAAATATCTTCTCGCAAGTAGTGGTTTGCGGTTCTATCAAATATACTTCTTTTTATTTAATCACCCTAATTTTCACTAGCCTTAATTATTTGTAAAGATAGGGAAACTATTTCTTAATTAGATAAATATAACAGTAAAAATACTATTGATATAGCCTGAATCCAACCAGATAAATGATATATAATCTTATTATTTAATCCGCTTTCTTCCATGGTTAATAATACAACTGAAATTAAACCAATAATTGGTATAAATGTTAATACTTTTTTCATAATCCTAAATTTTATGCCTATTGGCGTTAGTGGGTTGGTTAAATATCCTGCGTTGTGTAGTATTCTATTAATCGGAATCCGTTTGCTTTTTTACCGTTAACTTCAATTACTTGATTACGTTCAATTCGGACTCCTTTTTCGTTTGGTTTATCTTCATCTTTAAACCATTCATACCAACAACCATATTTTACAATTGCCATTTTAGGTAGTTTTTTACTTCCTAAGTTTACTTCTTTTTCGTGGAATCTGTGACATCGTTTTAGTAATAATTGATACTCTAAATCAATATTTTTATTCAATAAATCAACAATCTTTCGTTTGTTATTTTCTATTCGTTCTGTAGTTTTCATCCCAATTTATTTTAAAGTTTCTTTGTTTGTTGTGTCGAAGGTTGAGGTGTAGTAAAGTTCTGAGTTTTCGTGAACATTATTCTTCCCGTTTCTATAAGCATCAATAATTTGCTGTTTTTCGGTTTCTAAAAAGTGTTCTGCATTCTCTATTGCTCCGCTTAATGTTGTGTTAATAGTTTCAGTAAGTTCTTTATCTAAACTTTTTTCTGATACCATATTTTGCATTATTTTTAAATGCTCTATGTGTTGTTCCATCGCTGTTTTCATAATTTTAATTTAAGTTAGTTTTTTCTTTACTACATAAGAATCGAATTCCGAAGCTATATAAGTCCCGTTTGTAATAGACAGGCTGTTTAATTTAAAATAGGTATTATCTTCAATAGACATATTTACATTTTTTAAACATTCAACTCCTGATCCATTACGTTTAATTCTGCTAATGAATTCTAAATTTCTTCCTTTTACTCTCATAATTTAAGTTAGTTTAAGTTAAAG